TCTAACAAAAGATCATTCTGTGGTCGTTGGGGTGCTAAAGCTGTAAAAGATAATTACATATGCCACGAATGGAGAAAAAGGTTCTTTAAGAGATAGTTTTGTGATATTTATGCCTCATGGCTAAATATAAAAACAGAACTGTTAAACTTAACAAACCTATGCGTGGAGATGTTAAGAAGTTTAAAGTATTCGTAAAGAATCGTAAGACAGGCAGAGTAGTCAAAGTTAATTTTGGCGATAAAAAGCTATCTATAAAAAAGAATATTCCAGCGAGAAAAAGATCATTCATGGCGAGGTTTCGTCCAATACTTGCTAAAGCTAAACGATCAGGCAAACAATTAAATACAACTCCTGTATATTGGGCAGTTAAATCATGGCAAAAAGGGTTCAAAGTATGATTGATAATATAATTTACAGAGTATTTGGAATAGTAGATAACTTTATGGGTTATTTGTTTGATAGGTTTGTATCTGATGACCCTAGACTTAAAAAGAAAAAAAAGAAATGATTAAAAACTTTAAAGATATTGTGATTTTATTAATAACAAGTGGTGTCTTAATACTTCTTGGTGTCATTATCATTGGAGATTATTGGGTAGCATTAGAAGAAAATAGACCTGTAGATGAATCTGTAATTACACTTATGAAAATGTCAGTAACAGGATTGATAGGTGTTATAGGTGGATATATTGGTGGTAGCAAATGAGAGATATTAAAGTTTTAGAGTCGTTTAAAAAACATGCAGAAAAAAAGTTAAAAGAAATGAACTTATTTAGATATTTAAAAAAAGAAGTAGAGGCTAATGCCAATGGCACTAGAGAATATGTAATTAAAAAAGGAATTAACAAGGGCAAAGTAGCTAAATAATATGGGTAGGATTATGAACTATTACTTTACAGGAATATTGATTTTAGGATTTGTATTTTTAGCATTTTGTATGAAGCCATTATGAAAATTAGTGAAGATACAAACATAGGATTACCACTTAGAAATCTAATAGGTTTAATTAGTGCTATAGTTATTGGTGCATGGTTTAGCTTTGGAGTTATTGAAAGACTCAATCAGCTTGAGACTAAAAATCAATTATTTGAACAAGATTTATTAGAGGCTTCTGTTCAAAAGCCAATCGACCAAGAACAGTTTATGTTATTAGAGCATATTGCTGAGGGTTTAGAAAAGCTAACAATTAGAGTTGATGACATGATGAATAACAAAGTTAATATTGATAGATTACAACAAGATGTTGAAAGACTTAGAATTGATACAGAAAAATTAAAAGATAGTGTTAGAGCCAATATTGGTAAATTAAATGGAGATCACTAATGGTAGGTTTTGTATTTGTATTATGCTTATTTATTAATGGCGAGTTAGTTGAACATAGAATACAAGATAGTTTATCTACTTGCTTAAAGATGAAAAGAGAAGCAACAAGAAATATGAATATGGAAAATAAACAATTTATGTGTGGAGAAGTACAAGCAGAACTAGAAGAAAATATAGATGGAAGTAAGTCAATTAAAAAGATAATATCATCTAAATGAAATTTGTTTTAGCTTATACGATCTGCTCAGCCATAACAGGATTCTGTAATACTCCAGCAATACACCCTGTAAAATTTGACACTTGGACAGATTGCACTAAGGCTGGTGCTACTGTTACAATTAAAGTTACTAACGAGTATCAACAAAAATTTAACGAGGACAAATTATACATATCTTACTTTTGTAATGAAAATAACCCTGACAAAACCCCAGCTTAAAGTATCATCAAGCAAAGCAAGGTTCAGAGTTTTAATATCAGGTCGTAGATTTGGTAAAACTTATTTAGCTGTAACTGAAATGATGAAATATGCTTGTCAGCCAAATAGAAGAATTTGGTATGTAGCACCTACATTTAAAATGGCTAAAGAGATCGTTTGGGGAACCCTCAAAGAAATGCTTAATCAATTTAATTGGATTGAGGATATAAACGAAACAACAATGACTATTACGATAAGACAATCTAATAGTAAAATCTCACTAAAGGGTGCTGATAACTATGATTCACTTAGAGGTACAGGATTAGACTTTTTAATCTTAGATGAGTTTGCAGATATTGATAAGCGTACTTGGTACGAGGTCTTGAGAGCAAGTATATCTGATAGATTAGGTCATGTATTATTTTGTGGAACACCTAAAGGTTATGGTAATTGGTCTTATGAATTATATTTAAAAGGTAAGCAAGATAAGGAATGGGATAGTTTTCAATATACAACTATTCAAGGTGGAATGGTATCTGCTGAAGAAATAGAACAAGCTAAACAAGATATTGATATTAGAACTTTTAGACAAGAGTTTGAGGGTACATTTGAAAACTATGCTGGTAGTGTTTATTATAACTTCCACCCTGTAGATAATGTTGTTAAACGACAGATAGATTGGGAGAAACCTTTACATATTGGAATGGACTTCAATGTTGACCCTATGTCAGCCTGTGTTGGGCAGATAGAAAAAGATAAAGTTTATTTTGTAGATGAGGTTATCATTTATGGAAGTAATACTGATGAAATGGTGCAAGAACTTAGAGATAGATATGGAACTAAAATGCAAATATTTATATATCCTGACCCAGCATCTAAACAAAGAAAGACATCTGCTGGTGGGAGAACTGATTTATCTATTTTACAAAACGCTGGATTTAAAGTTAAGGTTAAACATAAACACCCAGCAATAAGAGATCGAGTCAATGCTGTGAACAGTAGGCTCAAAGATTCTAATGGCGAAAGACATATTTTTGTTTCACATTCTTGCAAAACGCTGATAAAAGGGTTACAAAGACAAATATACAAGGAGAATACAAATATTCCTGACAAGGAAGATGGATTCGATCATATGAATGACGCACTAGGTTATATGATTGATTATTTAAAACCATTAACTACTCAGGCAAGATTTAATTCTCCTACAAGATGGACAATGAAGTAATTTATGGCATACACTAGAGATCAAGCAATAGACACTCACAAAGACTACTCAGAAACAATTAATAATTGGGAGTATTATATTAGATCATACAATGGTGGCTATGATTACATGATAGGTCAATACCTAAACAGATATAATTTAGAATTAGATAACGAGTTTAATCAAAGACTAGCTAACACTCCATGCGATAATCATTGTAAAAATATTATTCAAATTTATTCATCATTCCTTTTTAGAGTTAGACCAAGTAGAGATTTTGGTTCTATGCAAGATGAACCATCATTACAAAACTTTTTAAAAGATGCTGATTTAGAGGGTAACAATTTAAACGCAGTAATTAAACAAGCACAAAACTATGCTTCTATTTATGGTCATTGTTTCATGGTATTAGACAAACCTAATATTACTACAAACACTAGAGCAGAAGAATTAGATCAAGATATTAGACCATACTTATCAATCGTTACTCCAGAGAATGTTTTAGATTGGAACTTTGAAAGACAAGTTAATGGTAAGTATGAACTTAACTATTTAAAAATCAGAGAAGAAGTAGATCGTAATGGTGGAACATACATGAGAATTTGGTATCCTGATAAAATAGATACTATCTATATGGAAGAAAGAGAAGAACCTAGATTAATTGATAGTGTTCCAAATATGATTGGTAAAATACCAGCAGTAATTTTATATAATTCTAAATCACACAAAAGAGGAATAGGTCAATCAGATTTAACTGACATAGCCGATTTACAAAAATCTATTTATAACGAATACTCTGAGATGGAACAATTAATTAGATTAACAAACCACCCATCATTAGTTAAAACTCCAAGTGTAAATGCTAGTGCTGGTGCTGGTGCAGTTATTGAAATGCCTGATGAACTTGAGCCAAACTTAAAACCATATTTACTACAACCATCTGGTCAGAACTTACAAGCTATTATGGAGTCTATAAACAACAAAGTAGATTCTATAAATAGAATTGCACATACGGGTGCTGTTAGAACACAAAAGACAGGAATAACATCTGGTGTTGCACTACAAACAGAATTTGAATTATTAAATGCTAGACTATCTGAGAAAGCTGACAACTTACAAATCGCAGAAGAACAACTATTTAGATTATATGCTATGTTCCAAGATGCTACATTTGATGGAGAAATTAATTATCCCGATTCATTTAACATTAGAGATTATGCAAGTGATCTTATGTACTTCCAACAAGCTAAAGCACTTGATATTGGTTCATCTACATTTGCTAAAGAAGTTGATAAAGAAATTGCTAGAGCAGTTGTTGATGATGATGAGAAGTTAAACGAAATCTTTGATGAGATTGATGCAAAAGCAGAAGTAGGTCAGTTCACACAAGACGAAGTACAACAAGAAACAGTAGCTGAAGAAGAAATTTAATGAATGTCAGATATAGTCAAAGACTTAACGAATTATCGAATTAAAGGTATCGAAAGAGCCGAGATAGAATACTATAAACAATTAACCCAAACACTTGATAGAATAGAAGCACAGATCGTATCATTAGCAGATCAACAACTTCCAAGACAAGCTGGTAAATTAATTGAGTTACAGAGTGCAGTAGCAATTAGACCAAAGATCAAAGCAATACTTGATAAAGAATATTTACCATTTGCAGACAGAGTAGTTAGAAAAGGTTTTGGAGAACAAGCCAAAAGAGTTGAAAGACAGTTTAAGACTATTGGACTTATACCACCTGAATTTCAAGAATTGACTAAAGGCGATCTAGCATTGGTACAAAATCTAAAGCAACAATATTACACACAATTTAAAGATGTATCTAACAACTTCACAAGGATATTATCAGATAAGGTTTATCAGAATACATTAGTTGGAACTGAATTTACTGTACTAGAGAAAGAATTAAGGGAATCTATCAATGGAATATATGCTACTTCTAGCGACCCAGCAGTAAATAGATTAGTAGATTATGTAAAAAACAATAGAGATAATCCAGCATTAGCATCAAGAGTAGATAGTGCTGTTAAAATACTTCAAAGTAAATATGCCAGTACAAGAGTAGGCGAGAATATGAAAAGATATGCTGGTCAGATACTAAACGATTCATTAAGAGATTTTGATGCTACTCTAAACTTTAATAAGTCTAAAGATGCTGGACTTACTTATGTAAAATATTATGGAGATGTCATACCAACTACAAGAGATATTTGTAGAAGAATGGTAAGTGGAAGTCTGGACAAACGAGCCAATGGATTATTTACAATAGAAGAAATACAAGACATTTGGTCTAGCAGAAGTTGGTCAGGTAAAAAAGGTGGTAATCCATTAATCGTAAGAGGTGGTTATAATTGTAGGCATCAATTCAGTTATGTTAATCCTGATTGGTACGAGGAAGATGGAGATGAAACAGAATCTTTAATTGAATCTAAACAAGATACAAAACCAGCACAATCTATATTTGGAGATACTTCATCAGAAGAAAAGAAATATCTACCATTAGCATTTGGAACAGTTGCTACAAACTTCACAAGAATGATTAATAAAGTTCCTAAATTACCACCAATACAAAAAGTTAAAAATGGTGCATATTTTAGACCATCAACTAATGAAATTGCTATGGATAGTTTAGATATGGAAAATTTAGCAACATTAAGAACTTTTACTCACGAATTTGGACATAAAATAGATCATAACATAGCAACTATATTAAGTGCTGATAGAAAATTAGCAGAAAAATTTATACCAAATGCAAACAAAAAAATATTAGGAACTAAATTAATTGATGATGTTTTAGACACATCTAAAAATTCTAAAGGGTTACAAATTAGTAATATTGCCCAACAAGAAATTATGTCAGATAGAAAATTATTAAAAGACAATCTTAAAATTGGATTGCCTAGTATCGAAAATGAAAAAAGATCAATTATTAACAAAATTACAGGAAAATCAATATCAGAAAAAATTTCTATACAAACAAAATTTGTAGAAGATACTATTAATGCAAAAAATTTTCCTTTAAATATTAATGAAGTAAAAGCATTATTATCAGATGTTGGAATTACTTATGACCCTACTGCATTAACTACTGTTAATTATGTATTGCAAATAAAATACAAAGTTATTGCATCACAATATGGTAAATTTAAAAAATACACATTAGCAAATGGTGTATCTGAAAATTTATCAACTAGACAATATTTTAATAATGGAAGTTTTTTAAGAAAATTTGCAGATTATGTTGGTGCAGTATCAGATAATACTATTGGTTATGGTCATACTCGAACATATTATAAAAGAGCATTTAGAACTAAAACATTTGCAAGAGGTTATGGAGATGTAACTTATCATCATTCTACAGAAGCATTTGCTCAATATACTGCATTATCAAATACTAAAAATAAAGAAGCATATATAAAATTAATGAATTATTTTGCACCTAATACTACAAAAACTTTTGATCAAATAATGGAAAGGAGTAAATTATTATAATGCAATTAGAAGAAATACTATCAATGTATATTGATAAATTCGGAGAAGAATATGACATAGATACTGTACTTTTATCAGATGAAGCAAAAGAACAATTATCTAATATGTTAAAAACATCAATACAAACTAATAAAATTATATCATTAAAGGAATTAAATGACTTTTTGGGTTATGACCCAAATGACCCAGAGATATTGATTTAACTACAAACAAGTGATAAAGGATACCAATTAACCAATAGGAGTCTTATGACGCAAGAAACAGAGGCAGTTCAGCCGAATAACGAACAAGTGGAAACAAAAGAAGAAGTAAAAGTAGATGCACCAAAGCAACAAACATTTACTCAAGAACAATTAGACAACATAATCAAAGCTAGACTTGAAGCAGAAAAATCTAAATACGAGAAAAAACTTCAAGAAGAAGAAAAGCAAAAAGCTGAAATCTTAAAACAAAAACAATTAGAAGAAGCTAAGACTAAACAAGACTTAGAAAAGATTATGCAAGAAAGATTATCTGAAAAAGACTCAGAATTACAAAGAGTTAAAGATCAGATTAAAAAAGAAAAAGTAGATAATTCAATACTATCTGTTGCATCTTCAAACAAAG